GACAAAATCACCTGGGCCGACCTACACCACACAACACCCTGGACCAACGCATGGGACTAACCCACATCCTCCAATTTTGTCCTATAGCCCGCATTTTTCGAAGAAATAAATCTCTCATGAAAACGAGACGCCAAGCCCGCACGTTCTGACGACCTGTTATTTCAAGGTTGGCGCGGGGAGCGTCTCGTTACGTGTAAGTGTATCACACAACTAATAAATTCTTCAATATTTCCCATCATCGCACGGTGATGGGTTTTTTATGCCCGCACGGGACTATGAAAGGAAAATATGATGGCTGAAAACCAACCTATGGTAGAAGAAAAAGAAGAGGCTACTTCTGTAAAAGAAGAAGCTCTAATAGAAAATACTGCCGATAGTGAAGTGAAAGAAAACACCGCTACTGGTGGCGATGATGCTGTGTCTACGGATTGGAAGGCGGAGGCACGCAAATGGGAAGCCAGAGCGAAAAGCAATCTGAAAGCGAAAGAAAAGCTAGAAAATCAGCTCCTGCAAATAGAGGCAGAGAAAGCAGAACTAGCTCATTCGAAGCTGATTAGCCAGATAGCTGCCGATAAGGGTGTAGATTCTGAACTTCTTCATGGGGAAAGTAAAGAAGAAATAGAACAGGTAGCTGACCGGCTACTTGCTTGGCGGGAAAAACACGAACGTAAACCTGCCGCCCCGGTTCTTGGGTTACAGCCAAACAAAAACAACAGCAATACTGCCGGCGTGCAGTTTTTGCGAACCCTAATGAATAAAGAATAAGGAGGGCATAAAAATGTCTAACACTTTAACTACTTCTCACCTGTCGGCGTTTCTTCCTGAAAGCTACGCGGACAGTATTATTGAAAAAACTAAAAGCCTGTCTACGGTAGCGAAACTTTCTGCCGCTGAGCCGATGAAGTTCGGCAAGGTACATTTCGTGAAGTTTAATGACCAGGTGAAGGCCGAATTTTTAGAGGAAGGCGCGGATAAGTCTTCGGTAGGTTCTGCCTGGGAGAAAGTTACCGCTATACCGCATAAGGCACAGGTAACTATCCGCACCTCTAACGAGTTCTTGTGGGCTGATGAAGACTATCAGCTGGGCGTGTTGGATAAGCAGGTTATCCCTGCCGCCTATACGGCACTTTCACGGGCGCTTGATTTCGGGCTTTACCACAGGGTAAATCCGTTGACCGGTAACGTGGTTTCTACTTGGACTAACTATTTGACGGCCACGAATCTGTCGGTGGAGCATTCTAAAAACGATTTAGACGCTGATATCCGCGCGGCTGCTGGGCTGGTAATCCAGGATGGTTATGCGGCGAATGGGTTGGCTCTTGACCCGAAGGCCGCATGGGAGCTATCGAATCTGCAGTTGAAGTCTGCAGGTAAAGATACTGGGCAGATGCGTTACCCGGAGCTTGGCCTCGGCACGGATGTTACCAGCTTCCTTGGCTTGAATACTGCGGTAGGTACTACGGTTTCTGGTCTGCCGGAAATGGCTAAAGACACTAACGTGCGCGCTATCGTAGGCGATTTCAATAACGGTATCCGTTGGGGTATCCAGAAAGAACTGCCTCTTGAGGTTATTCCGTATGGTGACCCGGATGGGGCGGGCGATTTGAAGCGTAAGAATGAGGTCGCTTTGCGTCTTGAAATTGTTTACGCCTGGTATGTGCTGACGGAGCGTTTCGCTCTCGTGAAGCAAGGCACTGTAACAGCATAAAAAGGACTGTTTTTCTTATGGTTGGTTGCTGAATATATGGGGCGTGTAGAGAGGATAGGGAATTATGGCAGATGTTTGGTTGACTGCTGAAGAGTTGTTGCAGGATTGGCTTGGTGAGGGCGCGCCGGTCGGTCAAGAAGAAACGATTCAGCGGTGGATTGGCCGTGGCGAACGGCTTTTACGGCGCGAATTTCCTACCCTCTCTACCCGTCTTACTTCCGGGCAAGAACCAGATTTAGCTGAAACAGTTAAAGATGTGCTCTCTGCGATGGTTACGCGGGTGTTGCGGAATCCGGAAGGTCAACGCACTTTCAATAAAACAGCCGGCCCATATTCGGAATCGGTTACTTATGGGGGTGATACTCCGGGTTCGTTGTTTTTGACGGATGCGGAGCGTGCTTCTCTGCGGGAACCGGGTAAAGGCCAAGGTAAAGCCTACAGTATCTCTCTACAAAACACTTCTCCTACTGGCGGGCATTTGTTGTGGTGTAGTAACCAGCTTGTGGGCGGTAGGTGTTCTTGCGGGGCGGATATTGCGGGGAGACCTATTTATGAGGGTGGTGAATAATGCAAGGCGAACAGGTTGAAATCATTACCTACGCTCAGGTAGGTGAAGACGATTTCAAAACACCTATCTATGTGGAGAAAAGCATTGTAGTGGAAAACGTTTTAGTCGCTCCAGCATACACGGGTGATTTGACTGGCGGGCAACGCATCGAGGGTGATAAAACCCGGTTAGAGTTACATTTCCCGAAAACATTCACCACTAATCTGCGGGGTGCAACCGCGAAAATTCGTGGCAGTCTCTACAAAATCATCGGCGACCCCCAGCCTTATATCCCGGCTAACACTCCAACTTGTTGGGGTAGGAAAGCGGAAGCGGTGAGGGTAGATGGGTAACGTGCGTATACGACTTAAACGTAGAGGGGTGCGCCAGTATTTAAATTCTCCTTCCGTCCAGGCACTTCTAGGGGAGCAAGCACAAAAGGTCGCAACGCGGGCAGGAGACGGTTTTGAAACGTCGGTGCGGGCTGGAAAAAACCGCGCCCACGGTCGGGTTTATGCGGCTACTTGGCGGGCGGTAGGCCGTAACCGGCGCGACAACACGCTCCTTAAAGCTCTAGGAGGAGGCAGTTGATGGTGAATGTGGAAAAAGAACTCATCCGGTTTTTCAGTGAAACTTTCCCTAAAATAACTGTCTGCGCGGATGTCCCTAAAACCCGTCCGAAAAGATTCATCACTTTAGAACGCACCGGCGGCCGCCAAACCCGGTTTCTCGACTATCCGCAGATAGCTGTCCAAGCATGGGCAGAAAGCAAACTAGATGCTTCCGAACTTGCCTACCAGGCAAGACAAGCAACCCTAGGACTTGTCCTAGCCCCGTGGGTGGCGGCAGTAACCCCTGGGGGTTTATATAGTTTTCCTGACCCGGAATCCCGGCAGGCAAGATACCAGTTCACTCTCGAACTGGTAGTAACAACTAATCGATAAAAAAATTTTTAAGGAGTCTACTATGGCTAACGGAAAATTTGATTCTAAAAACGTTTCTGCCGGTAAACCGTACGGAACCGGCGTAATCTATGCGGCACCTCTAGGCACAACAATCCCTACAGACGCTATAACCGCGCTACCTGCAGGTTTCTCGAATCTAGGCTATGTTTCAGAAGACGGTATTGTTAACAGTTTCGAAACTGATACTGAAGAGATTAAAGCTATGGGTGGGGATACGGTGCTGGTGGTGCAAACTTCCCGCACTGAAACTTTCAAATATACGCTCATCGAAACCATGAATGAAGATGCTTTGAAGCAAACTTTCGGTGCCGATAATGTTTCGAAAGGCAAAGTTGTTCATAACGGTAAAGACCGAGGTAGCTGGGTTTACGTAATCGAAATTCTACTCACGGGCGACAAAGTACGCCGTATCGTGGTGCCGAATGCGAAAGTTACCGAGATAGGCGAAATCACTTACGCTGACGGGGAAGCTATCGGGTATGAAACTACGCTTTCTGCTCTACCGGATGAAGCAGGTAATACTGCCTATGAATATACGGCAGCTATCACCTCCGGCTCGTCTGCTTCTAGCCGTAGCTAAAAAGAGGAAGAAAGGTTTTTAATGGTGAACAAGAAATCAGCCGTAGAGGCGGGGAAGAAAACTGTGACCGTACGGGGCGTGAAAGTCACGGTAGACCCGGCAAGGTTTGATGATGTGGATTTTCTTTACAAACTGCGGGATGTGCAGAAAGAGGAAAATCTTTTCCTACTGCTCGATATTATCGACGACATGCTCGGGATAGAACAGCGCACCAAACTAGTTGACGGGCTCCGTGACGAAAACGGGAGAGCCTCGGCAACGGCTTTAGGTGAAGCTTTGGAGGAGCTTTTCGCTGCTATCCCAAAATAGTGATGCTCGCCTACCTGGTAGGCGAGTATGAGGCGGAGCTGGAGAGCGATTTTTGGGCAACCTACGGAAAATCTTGGGAAGATTTCCCTATCAGTAAAGCAGCAATATTGGCCCAGCCTTTACTTAATAGGCCTGAGAAAGAGCTTTGCCGTGCTTTAGACCAGCAATGGTTTTGGCGTGACCCGCTCTACCAGCTCCTAGCCTCAGCTTTAGGAGTCAAACCTGAAAAAACCGGAAAACACGTACGTGACACCAACCGGCAGGCTACAGATATTGAAACGCTGAAAAGAAAACTAGCACAACCACGACTAGCAGAAGAAGTGAGGTGAGGAAATTTTGGCAGAATTAGCGGCAGCATACGTACAAATAATTCCTTCACTTAAAGGCTTGGCGGAAAAGCTACGTGAAGAACTCGGCGGGCCAGCTACCGATAAACCTGTTACTGAGTCTGGGAATAAAATACGTGCAGGGTTTACTAACGCTTTCCGTGCGGCAGGCCAGGCAGGCATGGCTGCGATAGGTGGAGTTTCTGCAGCTATCACCGGTATAGCAGTTAAGGGTGGTATTTCGCGGGCGTTAAAGATAGAAAACGCGGAAGCGAAACTCCGCGGGCTTGGACATTCCACCGCATCGATCGCTTCGGTTATGGAGTCTGCTAACAAGGCGGTGAAAGGTACTGCTTTCGGTTTGGATGCTGCCGCATCTAGCGCAGCTATGCTTTCTGCTGCCGGGGTGCAGTCAGGGAAAGATTTAACTGATGCTTTAACCTCAATAGCGGACGTCGCGCAAATATCCGGACGCTCCATGGAAGATGTCGGCCTGATTTTTGGGTCTATCGCGGCACGCGGGAAACTGCAAGGCGACGACATGCTACAACTCATGTCTGCCGGCGTGCCAGTCCTGCAACTGCTCGGTAAACAACTAGGCAAAACCTCAGGCGAGGTTTCCGCCATGGTTTCGAAAGGTCAAATCGATTTCGCTACTTTCCAGAAAGCCATGGAAGCCGGCCTAGGCGGCGCGGCGCAAGAAGCGGGCTCCACTTTCACGGGTGCGCTTGCTAATGTGAAAGCCGCTTTATCCCGGCTAGGGCAGAAAGCCGCCTCACCTGCTTTAGAGGGGCTACGGCGTGTTTTTGTACAACTTGCCCCCGCGATAGACACGGTAGCGCAGGCTTTAACTCCGTTTATCACTAAACTGGGTGAAGGTTTCGTTGCGGTTGCCGACAAAGCGGCGGCAGGGCTACAAAAATTTACTGCCTTTATGCAAAGCTTAGACGGCTCACCGTTGCAAGGTATTGTGGGCATGTTGCCGGTGTTGGCTTTGGGTGTGGCGCAGGTTGTGGGCGCTTTTTCCGGTTTCGGTCTTTTGAAAAGCCTTTTAGGCGGTTTAGGTGCCGGGATGGGGCAAGCCACCGGAAAAGCCACGCTATTTAGCAGAGCATTCGGAGTGCTGAAAGGTGTACTTTTTAAGTCTCCTTGGGGGCTACTGATTGGTGGTGTGGCGGGTTTGGGTGCCGCTATGGCTTCTAGTAGTGGGCAGAGCGGAGCTTTAGCGGGGATTTTTAGCAAGGTTACGGCCGGTATCAGTAATTTCGCGGCTAGCATCCCTACGATAGTAGCTAAAATCAATAGCGTTATTGTGGCGGTTGTTTCAAAAATTGTGGCTGCTTTACCGCAAATTTTGGAATCGTTCAAAAACATTTTCACACAACTTGCCTCGATAATCACCACTACGCTACCTGCGATACTCGGCAGTATAATCCCGTCGTTAGGACAGCTTGTTTCGGCGCTTGCGCAGGCGTTCATCACGATACTTCCGGTATTGATTAAAGCGTTTTTCTCGCTTTTCAGCGCTTTAGTAGATGCTTTAGGGAAAATCCTGCCGGGCCTGATTTCTGGTATTACCCAGTTGATTAGTGGTTTAGTGAAATTTTTGCCGAAGCTGATACCTGTGCTTGTTGGTGGTGCGGTAGCGTTGTTTATGGCGCTGGTGAATGCTTTGTCCAAAATCCTGCCTCCACTTATACAAGGATTTATTCAGCTGATTAATGCGCTGGTAAGATTTTTGCCGGTTATTATTCCGGCATTAATTCAAGGTGCGATAACGCTTTTCATGGCGCTTGTACAAGCGTTGCCGTTGATAATCCCCCCTCTTATAGAAGCAATACCTGTAGTTATTGCTGCGCTAGTTACCGGGCTGATACAGGCAGTACCTGTATTGTTGCAGGCTGGGTTACAGCTTTTCGGTGCACTGGTTACTGCTCTCATGCAGTTAATTCCGCAATTGCTTGGAAAGCTGGGGGAGCTTGGGTTACGCCTATGTGAAAAGATGGGCGAAATCTGGGAAAGTCTTAAAGGAATTGTTTCTACCGCTATCGGTGCGGTAGTTGGTTTTGTTGCTTCTCTTCCTGGTAGGGCTGTAGGGGCTCTCGCGTCTTTCGGCACGAAAATAGGGCAGGTGGCTTCTGGCGCTTGGGGCTCGTTTAGAACTGCCGTATCTGACGGCATAACCGGTGCTATAAACCTAGTGAAAGAACTCCCTGCTAAAGCGTTGAGCGCTTTAGGTAGCCTTGGGGACGTACTGGTAGATTCCGGTAAAGCGTTAATAAACGGATTCAAAAAAGGTATTGAGAGCGCTGTCAGCGGTGTAGTCAATGCGGTCAAAGGTGCACTATCTTGGGTTCGTAACTTGTTCCCGTTCTCGCCTGCGAAGGAAGGCCCATTCTCCGGTAAAGGCTGGGTGCTCTATTCAGGTCTTTCTGTCGGTGAGGCTATGGCTGAAGGTATTAAGAAGTCGACGCCGTTGGCTTTGGCTGCCGGGAAAGCCTTGACTAGGGAAGCACAAGCAAGCATGGCGTCGCTTAATGCTCCAAGTATTAACGCTGGTAAGGGCATGGTTGGTTCACGGCCAATCTATAAGGATAGTGGCCACGCGCCGGCTGACCGTGTGGTCAATGTTTACGTTGAGAATCCGTTTACTGGCGAGTATTTGCTGGCTAAAGCGAGAGAAATTGCAGGTAAAGCTATCAATGCTGATGCCGGTAAGACCGTCTTGTTTAGAGGGGGTATGTGATGGCGAAGATTCGGGTTGAAGCCTATAGTGAGGGTGCGACGCCCGCGGCGGTAGTTATCGCGGAAGCTATACCTGTTGATGTGGCCGTGACTTTCTCCCGCGTTGTCGATGGTAAAGTATCCGTGCTACGTGCTGGCAAGAATGTTGCGTTGCGTGGGGCAGGGCATGTGGTGGATTGGGATATGCCAATCGGCCGGGATATTACTTATCTGGTGGAGTATGGCTCAACCAGGCTGGAAGCCACTTACCGGTATGATTCGGATTACGGCTATTTCACTTCACCGCTTGACCCAACTATCGGGATAACGATAGGGAAAACACTCACGGGCGGGACTGACGGCTTCCTCACCTATCTTGCAGCAACTAAAGCAGCGTTTAATGCGACGGCGAATCTTGTTAACGTTATCGGCTCACGCTATCCAATCGCTATTGGTGGTACACGCCAAGCAGCAGAAGAGCTGGAAATTAAGATAGGGACACTGTCGCCAGCGAAAATACAAGCTTTGGTGGAAGCGTCATCGGTTTGGATTGCTCGTTTTCCGCCATGGACAGGTCTTGAGCTGGAACCGGTCGCGTATGTTTTGTGTGAGAAGGTTGAGAAAAAGAACCATTTAAGCGTTGATAAGACGGCACCGCTTTACACTGAATATTCCACGGAAGGGATGACGGTGCGCGCGTTTAGTGCACCTATTGTTTTCGACCCGTGGACTAATGCACGTGTACAGGAACTCTATAAGGGTGTGACGTATGCGCAAGTGCAAGCAGGGATGGATTCCAAGCACTACACGTATGCGGACGCTAGGCGTGACCCACGGATGGGAGGCATATTGTGATTAGTCTTTCTGAAACCGCTCTACAGTCGCTTACCGGTTCGCGCGAGAACGAGCATGTGTCTACCTCGGTGTGGTATGCGGGCAAATGTACGATTCCTGATTTAGCGGTGGAATCGTGGAAACTCACCGATGATGTTTCACGGCAAATCAGACGCGACCTTAGTTTAACGTTTGCAGACCAAACCGGTGAGAATATTCCGTTCTTGCTTGACGATAAGCTTGCCCCTGCAGGGCAGAAGCTGGCTTTTACTTATTATCTTGGTAGCGGTGAGGCAATCCCGCAAGGCGAGTTTATGCTCTCGAAGGTTGAGCCGAAAGCCTCCTGGGAAATACATAATCAGCGCATGGTAGCAGTCGGCGCGGTAATAAACCTGACCGGGGTTGACCTTACCGAGAATCTACGCAGTGCAAGATTGTTCGCACCGGAATCCCCACCTAGCGGGGCTACCGTTTTTAGTGAGATTAAACGGCTCACGGCAGGGATTCTGCCGGTGTGGATTAGTCCTGATTTGAAAGATGCCCCAGTAGCGCCGTCAACCGTGTATGAGAAGGAACGCCTGGATGCTGTCGAGGATTTAGCGGCGAAAGTTGGCGGTTTCCTGCGCATGAGCCCTGACGCAGTCCTGCAGGTTATCCCGACATCGACGGTACCGGTCTGGACGTTGGATGTTGGGGAAGATGGCGTAATCGTCTCGATCGATCACGAACTCGCACTCGACGGTCTTTACAACGCCTGTGTAGCCACGTCGTCTGGTGGGACGGAGCAGTATGTTGGGTTCGCGAAAATCGACTCGGGGCCACTCAGATGGGATGGCCCACTCGGGCGTCGCCCAGTGTTTTTCGCCTCCCCGCTACTGGGTTCGCAAGCAAGCGCCGATAGCGCCGCACAGACACATCTAGAGAGACGCACAACCAGCCAAGTAATCGAACTATCAGTATCGTGTGCTCCGCATCCGGGCATCGAGTCAGGCGATTACGTGAAAATCAGAATCCCGAAAGACGGAGTTAATCCGGTCTTCGTTGACGGCATCGTCAAATCGCGCACCTTGCAAGGCAACAATGCTGGCATGCTACCAATGGAGCTAAAGATTGGTGTATCGGCGCGCGCTTTAGGAGGTGCGTTATATGGCTGAGACGATAGCTAAACTAACGTCTTCGCTTATTGCCGGTAAGGATACGGCGCAGGTGGTTCTTGGGCGTGTGAGCGTGCCTGTTGATGGTGGGGCTCCGAAAGTGTTTGTTCAAGGCTCATCGGTCGCTTTGCAGGCAACCTGGTTGACAACGGTCACGGTGAGCGAGGGCGACACCGTCGCTGTTCTTATCAGCGGTAGTGGGAATGCGCCGAAAACCGCTATTGTGCTAGATAAAGTCGAGACCACGCCCGCACCAGCAACCGGCGTAGTCACAGCGGTTCCGGCTGGTTCGACCACGGTGAAAGTCGACGCCCTCTGGCGCGGCAGTGTTGATGCTGGTTTTGTTGGTAGCGCGCCTGGAGTTGGCGCGAAGGTCATGCTGGTCTGGCAGGGAGGAAAACCTGTCGTGTTGGGTACGATAACCAGCCCGCAAGCTGGGAACACTTCTAGTAGCTCGGCGTCGTCTGGCGTGACGTCAGGGCAACAAACACAATCCTCGGGAACGTGTCCTTTACGTGCGGTTGATTCGGGTTCATTCACAATTGGTAGGGGCTGGAACCCCTATTATCGTCAGAACCTTATGCAGGGCTCTTATGGTGGTCGGACCTTGCAGGGATGCTGGTTTTACGGCTCGGCGGGTACGATGCTTGCCGGTGCACAAATCGCGAATGTCCGCATGTATATAGCTGCACGTAGGCGGGCAGGAAACTACAACGCGAACCTTGATCTGGTTGTTTCTCCACATAATCTGCAGGCAAAAAATTCTAGCCCTGCTTTCACGTCCGACGCGGTCACGGTAACTTTGCCACCGAACTGGGGTGGTGGCTGGATTACGTTGCCCGCCTCGTGGGGAGCTATGTTAGCTCAAGGCTACGGCATCGGGATACGTGGCGGGGCATACGGCGGTGTTACCGGCGTTGGCGAGAACCCGTCCTCAGGTTTAATACATGTTGATTGGAGAAGATAAAATGGCTACATTACCTACAGGTGTGAAGGTTCCGGATTCTTCGGACTCTTGGAACCTTATTAATGACCTTACGGAAATGGGACTATCCGCAAACCGTGTAAGGTCCGCGAACTCAGCACAGGAGGCGCAAGCAATCGTCGATGCTCTGGCATCCACACCGCATCCCGCCTCACTAACCGAACCGCTGGTCGTATACCGGGCGGATATTAATCAGCTGTATGTTCATAACGGTTCCGGCTGGAAGTCGATCCAGGCAGGAGGCGTGGCTGGCGAGAACAAACGGCTTGGAACTAACGGCATAGTAACAATCGGAAACCTAAGCATAGACACTCCGCTTATCTACAAGTTTGGAAACTACCGCTCAACACCGAACTTTTGTGCGTATGGTAATACCTATTTTGATGTGATTTCCTTTGCAACGCCGTTCCCTACCGAGTGTATTAATATACAAATCACCCCAACATGGCAGTCCGGGGACTCGCTCGAACCGATTGTTTTCGATGGGGTTTCCAAGGCCGGGTTCCGCCCATTCATTGTTGGCAAAAACGTTCTAAGCAATATTTATTCGTTCAACTATATGGCTGTAGGGCGGTGACCCGGATGTTAGAGCAAGTCGGGATAGATGCGGGCATTATTGTTGCTCTTATCGGCGCGTTAGGCGTGCTTGTCACGCAGTGGGTGAAACGACGCGCTGATAAAGACAGCGCACGCCTTGAGGAGAAAACTCGGGCGCAGTCCCACGAGATTGAGGCTCAAAAAACTAGCCTTGACCGTTACCGGGCGGAAATGGACGCTATCCAATCCACCTATATAGGGTTTAAGGAAGCCGTCGAAGCGCTACAAATCACGGTATCTAGCCAGGCTCAACGTATCCAGATTTTGGACGATAGGCAGGTGAAAACCGAAAACCGCCTAGCTGACACACAGCAACAGTTGGAAGGGGAGCAGGAGGCGCGCAAGAAACAAGCCGAAATGATACGCCTTTTAATGCTAGACCGTGAGGGGCTCATTAATTACGCCAAACAATTACGCGCCCATATTGAACGACGAGACCCTCCACCGCCCGAGGATTGGCCTCACACTCACGAAAAATTAAACTTGCCACTCGCCTAACGCGGGTGGTTTTTTATATCCAAAAATTTTTTATACCCAAAAAACAAAGGAAAATTCATTATGGCTTACGACTATATTACACAGTATGATGCGAGGGCTTTCACGCCGGGGCATGAGGGTAGGAGTATCGATACGATTGTTGTTCATCATTGGGACGACCCCGAAAAAAACCCACGCTTTGAAGGCGTGCTGAATTGGTTCTGTCATAGTGCGCCCACCTCCGCGCACTACGTTGTAGAAGCCGGGCGCGTAGCATGCCTCGTATCATGTGCAGACACCGCATACCATGCAGGAAACTGGGGCATGAACCTACGCAGTATTGGTATTGAATGTAACCCGCGTGCAAGTGAAGAAGATAAAGCAACCGTAGGGGAGCTTATCGCCAATTTGCAAGCAACTTATGGGAATTTGCGGATTATCGGGCATAAAGACGTAAAAAGCACGGGTTGCCCCGGGCGTTATTACCCGCCCACCCAGATTCTCGCACCTTACATTAAACAAGGCGGTGGGGCTGTAGCATCCCAGCCCACCCCCGCCCCGTCAACCGGTGGCACGGATATTAACGCCCTGGCTAATGCGGTGTTGCGTGGAGAATACGGCAACGGCGCGGATAGACGCGCACGGCTCGGCGGTCTGTATGACGCTGTACAGGCGGTTGTGAACCAAAAACTCGGCGCAACCGGCAATACGCGCGGGGCAGGCGTAGACATTAACGCCCTGGCAGACGGCGTACTCAAAGGCCTATACGGTAACGGCGCGGAACGCCGTCAACGGCTCGGCGTGCATTACGACGCCGTACAAGCAGAAGTTAACCGCCGACTCGGCTACTAAAGAAAGGGAAAAAGTGCATATTGACCATATACTCACTGTAGCCGTGCGTGCCTGGCTATATCGTGTGTTTACCGCTATCTTTGCTCTCCTCATAACCTACGGGGTAGTTGACGGCGCACAATCCGGGCAATGGCTCGGGCTAGTGGTCGCCATCCTCGGGTTCGCTAACGCCGGCGTAGCCTCAGCCTATACACCTAGAGACGGGAACCTACAGGCACCTCAACATGAGGCACGTAAAGAAAAAGGCAAACACGCAATAAAAGAAACAGAATAAACAAAATTAGGGGTATCCGTAAACGCTTTTGTGGCGCTCGCGGATACCCCTAATTTTTGTACCTAAAAAACGGTGGTCTGCCAGTAAACCACATACCGGCAGACCACCTACAGCAAGTTGAACTTAAGATTAGGTTACAAGATTATTGAGTACAGAGTAAAGGGGTATCACCCACTGGCTTCCCACCTTCACGCCTCCAAGTTTTCCCCGCTGGATGCGGTCATGTACGCCCTGGACGGTGATGCCGAGCATTTCGGCGGTCTGGGATACGGAGAGAAGTTCAGGCATTGCCTGGTTTTCGGGCTGGGAATCGAGGAGGGCTGTGGGCGCAATATCCATTGCGTAGGGGGTGCCAATTTTAGCGCCGATTGCTTCAGCGGTTGTGAGCGCCTGGCTGAAGTTGTCTGCGGGGAAGGTTATGGTTGTTGCGCAACCTCCTTTCGTGCCTCCTAATGCGGGGTGGTAGGGGGTGAGTATTTCGAGTATATCGTCCACGTCCATTGTGGTTTCGATGTGAATTGTTGCGGTGTAGTCCATGAGGAGTCCTTTCGTCAGCTAGCCATCTGAAAAACGGTGCCCTGACCTTTATCTCGCCGTCGTTCGCGTGCCATTTTTCCCCTTTCGTTGGCTTACCGTCATTTTTACGATGGTAAGCCAATACGTAGCCAATGCCTGCTATAGCTGTGCATAAGCCTAGCCTATTTTTCGTTGATATTTCAACGTTTTTTCGGCTTTCTACCAACAGCATTTTATCATCTCATAATCAGTGGGTTGTAGGTTCGAGTCCTACGCGGTGTACAGCAAGAAAAGCCCGGTATCTCAACGAAAACGAGATACCGGGCTTTGATTCTATTCCAGAGATTCGAGCGCCGCCCCGAACGTGGTTGCTCCTTGCCGGCGTAGTGGCCAGAACGTGTGGCATATGGGCCAGAACGTGTTGTTTTTGGTGGGGTGTTGGGGTTTAAGGGCTCTTTGGATGTTGGTGGCTCTTCGCAATTTACACGTTCCTCGCAAACCAGAATGAACTAAGGCACCCCCATAACCACCGTCGCCACCACCCGATTGTGCCGGACGTGAATATTCCAGAAACTCTCAATCTCCACACGCTAGGATTTATCTCATGGCAGGTCGTGTACGTAAAGAGGACATCGAGCGAGTGAAAACCACCGCCCGAATTGAAGAAGTTGTGAGCCAATACGTCACCTTGAAAAATTCTGGCGCGGATTCCATGGTCGCCCTCTGCCCATTTCACGACGAAAAAACGCCTTCCTTTAACGTCCGCCCGAATGCCGGTTACTATCACTGTTTTGGTTGCGGAGAAAACGGGGACGTTATTGATTTCGTCCAAAAACAGGAGAATACAAGCTTTATTGAAGCTGTGGAAGTCCTGGCTCGCCGTTACGGGGTGGAGCTTCACTACGAGGAGGGCAGTTTCCGGCAAGGCACCCCGCAAGGTCCTAAAAAAGCGCGCATGATTGACGCGCACCGCGCCGCCGTCGTCTTTTACCGCAAACAATTACGTACACCAGAAGGCAAACAAGCCCTCCAACTCCTTACAGAACGTGGTTTCGACGACGCCGCAATCGCGCATTTCAACATCGGTTACTCGCCACAATCCTGGGATTCGTTGTATAAAGAGCTACGCAAAAGCGGTTTCACAGACGCCGAAATCGAAACCGCGGGTCTCGCCACGCGCGGTAACCGCGGTTTGTACGACCGTTTCCGTGGTCGCCTCATGTGGCCCATTTTTTCGATTACAGGTGACCCGATTGGTTTCGGTGCCCGTAAGATTTCCGACGACGATAACGGCCCCAAGTATCTCAATACGCCCGAAACCCCGATCTACCACAAAGCTCAGGTGCTGTACGGGCTCAATCTTGCCAAAAAATCTATTGCGGAAGAACGTCGCATCGTCATCGTTGAAGGATATACGGATGTGATGGCAGCTCACCTTTCCGGCGTGGAAACGGCTGTTGCAACGTGTGGCACGGCTTTTGGGCACGAACACGTGAAAATTGCTCGTAGGCTTTTGCGGGACACGAATAACCCAGCGGCGGGAATTCTGTTCTCAACCGGGCAGAGTTTTGGTGGCGAAGTTATTTTTACGTTTGACGGGGACGCCGCAGGCCAAAAAGCTGCGTTGCGTGCTTTCAAGGAAGATCAGTCATTTGCTGCACAAACCTTCGTCGCAATTTCTCCCGGCGGTATGGACCCGTGCGATATGCGTATGAAACTGGGGGAGGACGCCCTGAGGGAACTCGTGGAATCTAGGCGCCCGCTCTTCGATTTTGTTATCGATTCCGTGTTGCGTAATTTGCCACTGAACACTCCCGAGGGACGTTCCGTTGGTCTGCAAGCCGGCGCGCCCATTGTTGCCGGTATTCGTGACAGAGTGATTCGTGAAGGTTATATTCGTATCTTTGCGGGCAAACTTGGGGTGGACGAAAAAATTGTGCGAGGCGCGGTTCTTGAGGCATATCATAAAGGTGGCATGAAGGTTCTCACGCAGGGAGGCGTACCGCAACAAGCAGAGCAAGAAGCCCCACGCGTACCAGGTATTCGTTTGCCGGATTTGGATGACATTAAAGATCCGGTGGAGAAGTCGGAGCGTGCAGCACTTCAAATTTACCTCCAGCTTCCAGCGTTCGCAGACAATGTGGAAATGGACAAACTTCCCGAAAACACGTTCGTGACCCCCACATATCGTTCTATTCACGACGCAATACGCGCAGCCGGGGGAACCCATACTTTTATGACGCATCAAGCTGAAGCGCAGGCGCGTGGCGTGGCAGAAGGGGACGCGGAGAGATATGCCACAACCCAATATATTTCAGCGGTGAAAGAACAGGCAGGCCCTGCGCTAGCCTTAGCTGTATCGCAAATCACGGCGGAGCCGTTGCCCATAGGAAACCCCGATAATGTGATGAAATACGCGTGGGAAGTTGTTGTTGGAATTATTCGACAGGGCGTTATTCGCCAGATTGCGGAAGCCCGTTCAGCCCTTATGCGTATGCCTGAAAATGATCCATCACGGCGGGTTGCGGCCGAACGTCTCGTCGCACTTGAAAAACAAAAACGCCAATGTGAAGAACAAATGGGCATCGGGAGCTAATCCTGGTATTATGTCCATGTTGCCCCTGTAGCTCAGCCGGTTAGAGCAGTGGACTCATAATCCATTGGTCCTGGGTTCAAGTCCCAGCGGGGGTACTTTTTTACCCGAAATTCATCGAATTTTCACATTCCGCGTATTCGCAAAACACCCTTTTTCTGAGTGTTGATTTCGCATGTGAACCTTTTACCCGTTAGTATCAAGACATGCATCAACATCGGGACGATACACGCACTCAAGGGAGTAATGTATCTAACGAAGGACGAACACCGCAAACAGAATCATTACCAGACGCTTTGGAAAAGGTTCCCGGGGAATCGCCTACAGAGAAAACAGAGAATTCAGAGAATATAGAAGAAACGGTCGAAAAAGCCTCCGTCGCCAAAAATTCTTTCATTATGTTCATGGGAACCTTTGTTTCCAGAATCCTTGGCCTCGTCCGTTCCCCCATTATGCTTGGCGCAGTAGTTGGGCTCACCACGCCCGCAGGTAACGCTTTTGGAGTTGCGAACAAACTTCCCAACCTTATCTACATGATTATTGCCGGCGGGCTTATTAACGCAGTTCTCGTCCCGGCTATTGTGCGAGCCACGGAAAAAGGCGAAAAAGAAGGCGAAGCTTTCATTAATAAGCTCCTCACCCTCGCCATCGTCGCCCTAGGTTCCCTCACGATTGTTATTACCCTCGCTTCGCCCTTCGTCGTAAAAATAATGGCGGCGACAATGTCCGACGATTGGTATCGCCTCACTGTTGCGTGGGCATACTGGTGTTTGCCTCAAGTTTTCTTCTACGGCATGTACACCGTGTTAGGGCAGATTCTTAACGCAAAAGAAAACTTTGGTCCCTATATGTGGGCGCCCGTCGCAAATAATGTTGTTGCAATTCTGGGTATGGTCGGGATTCTCTATATTTGCGGTCCGGTCACAGCCCAAGATGCGGTTGACGCCCAACAGTGGACGTCTATGAGGGTCGCTCTCCTGGGCGGGGTGTCCACGCTCGGTATCGTCGTTCAGGCGCTGATTTTATTATGGCCGATGAAGCGTATCGGCATCCGTTACCGCCCCGATTTCCGTTGGCGCGGTTCCGGTTTAGGTAGCGCGGGGAAGGCATCCTGGTGGGTGTTCCTCATGATGATTATTTCTATTGTCCCCACCGCCCTCGACTCCAACGTTGCCGCTGGCGCCTCGGATCGCGCCCTCCACGCCGGTATGGACATGGAAAAAATCGCGGGTAACTTCGCCTACGACACCGCCTACACCATCTATTCCATCCCCACCTCCCTTTTCGTCGTATCCGTCGCAACAGCCGTATTCACCCGCATATCTCGCGCCGCTGCCCAGGGAAATATTGACAGACTCAAAGCCGACGTTACTCGCACCGTCAAGCTCGTTTCCGCAATCATGTTCCTTTGCGCCACAGCCATGGTTGTTCTATGCGTCCCCATCTCGCGCCTATTTGCCCTCTCGTCCAGCGCGGAGGAAGCCGCCACCCTCGGTTACGTTGTGTGTTCCATGAGTTTCGGGCTGTTCTGGATTGGCATGTTTAGCGTCCTGAACCGCGTGTATTACGCCTTCGAAGATACGCGAGGAGCCTTCTTCATTACCCTTCCCTTCCAGATTGTCGGGAGTTTTATTAGCATCGGTTGCCTTTACTTGCCTCCGCAGTGGGCGGTTATCGGCGTGGGGATCACGATGTCGCTCTCAAACTTCCTTGCCGCTCTCCTCATGTTTATCGGCCTCAACAAACGTGTTGGTGGCTGGGATAAAAAGGGATTAATCAGCTATCACGCTAAACTGTACATAGTTATTGTTTGCGCAGGAAGCGCTGGGTATTTTGCCGCTCGAATGATTGGCCCGCTTTTCGGGCTAATGAGCCGGGACACCGCGTTGATACAGTGCATTTGTGGCGGTAGCGCCATTGTTGTGGTGTATTTTGCGCTCGCGTATGTTTTGAAAATCGAGGAAATTCTTCGTCTTATTCACCCCGTTGCGAGAATCGTTCGGAAGGTTGTCAGAAGGTAGCGTTATGAAAAAAGATATGTTTCTTCCCGTTATTTTCGGTTATGAGGTTGAGGCTTACGCCTTTGCCCGACTTTTCCACGAAAGTGTAGGGATTAAACCTCTTGTTGTTGCTCACGTTTCGCGTGGAGCAATCCAACCGTCGACGATTCTCGACTTTCGTAAAATACCGGTTGAAGGTTTCGATACGGAAGAGGGGTTGGTGAAGGTAATGCGGGAAATCGAAGAGGATTACCCGGACAAAACCTTCATCGGTTTAACGAATAGCGACGAAATTAGCGCCACTTTTGCCAAACATGCCCGTGAATTCGCATCACGCTGGTTCCTTCCCGTTGCCGACCCGGCCGTTATCGCGGTAGCCGATTCAAAAACTGCGATGGCTGAGATTTATGAATCTTTAGGCTTACATATTGCCCGTGGCGTCGAACTTAATCCACAACGTCCCGAAACGTGGCAGGAAGCCGTGGAGGGAATCAGGTTCCCCGTCGTCATGAAACCGGCGGTGTCTGTGGGGAAACTTGAGCAGCACGCGAAGGGGCTCGAAAAGGTTGAAAAATTTGATACCTATGAGGAACTTAACGCGAAGCTGAGCGCGTTGCGCGAGAACGGTTTAGAATTCCCCGTTTTTGTTCAGCAGCTCATTCCCGGCGACGATACCACCCAGTATGTGGTCAACGGGTATGTGGATTCGCGCGGGCGCGTGACGGCCGCTGGGTCCGGGCGTGTGTTGTTGAATCTACATCACCCGTTCTATTTCGGGACGGCCGCGTTTATTTTGACGGATCCGGATAGCCGTTTTGTCGACGAGGCAATTCGTGTGGTTGAGAAGATTGGTTTGCGCGGATTCTTCTCCTTCGACGTGAAAGTAGATCCGCGCGACGGCACGGAGTACTGGCTGGATTTGAATCCGAGGCCGGGACGCGGGCACTACTACATGAAGGTCGGGGGAGTGGATTACGCGCGGGCACTTCTTGACGATGTGTTGGGGCGCGAACCGGGTGCGCAACGCATTTCAAAAGAAGCGATTTTCGCAATTGTGCCGATTTCTCTGGCGAATAAAACCTATTTGCGCGATCTCGAACTCTACGGGAAAGTACGTGCGATTCGCAGACGTGGGGATGTAGTGAATCCCTTGGCCTATAAGAAGGATTGGCACGTAAAGCGCCTGGCATATCAGGCTTTAAGCGGGATTCGCCAGAAGAAAATTATGAAGGAATACTATCCGCAACCGAGCGAGACAGGGTTTTAAGGAGAAGCATTATGAAGAACGACGAAGCTGAGGAAGTAACTTCCGAGATTGACATGGATGAACTGCGCCGAATCGCCCGCAGGCGCATGATTATCGCCGGCGTATTCGGCGTTGCGCTCATGGTGTTCATGTTTTTCGCAGGGAAAATGTTCCGAAGCAATATGAATTCCGTGCCGGGCTCCTCCGTCGTCGTTGTAGATTCTCGTGCCACAACATTGAGCGGTGCGTCAGCGGTGGTAGCCATTCCCTGTGATGTAAACCTCTTCATGGAGGTGGTTTTAGATTTGGAGAATACTGCCACGGCTGGTAAGCTATAACGCGTTGCAATAATCCCGCATAGCTCAACGGCAGAGCATTCGACTGTTAATCGAAGGGTTGCTGGTTCGAATCCAGCTGCGGGAGCTCCTAACTAGGGCACTCACCTCGCGGTGGGTGCTTTTTTGTTGTGAGTGGCGCCTTTTTGGGGCTATAGGGGCTCTTCGGATTTTGGTGGGGTGGGGGGTTTAAAAAGTGGTGAAGGTAGTTCATGATTAGTGTGTGAATAAAAAACGAAAAACTACCTTCACC